ACCCACCTGAATTTTATAATCAGTCAACTTTAATTCAAAATGACATTGACCGTGTGTCAGGCGTCTCAGAGTACCAGCGTGGTGCAATCCCAGAAACAACTAGAACTGCCCGCGAAGCATCAATCATTGCTGAAGCTGGTAATGCTAGAGTGGCTGAAAAGCTTGTGTCTATTGAAAATGCTATAGCTAGATGTGCTTCTAATCTTATAATGCTAGCTCAGCAGTATTTAACTGGTGAGCAGACTGTAAGAATAGTAGGAACAGAATCTGCTCCTATGTGGTTAACATTTGATAAAGATTATATATCTGGTGAGTTTGACTTTAATGTTGAGGCAGGTTCAACTGCCCCAAGAAACGAAGCTTTCCGCAGAGATATGGCACTTCAGATAGTTTCAGCAATGCAACCATTTGCTCAAGCTGGTCTAGTTAATTTAGAAAAGCTAGCTGAATATGTTTTAGCAACTGGATTTGGAGTAAAGAATGCAAGTTCATTCTTAAAGTCTCCAGAGCCACCACCAGCACCAGAAGCTCCACCAATGCCACCAGAAATGCAAGGTATGCCACCAGAGATGATGCAAGGTATGCCTCCGGGTATGGAAGGCATCCCACCAGAGATGATGCAAGGTATGCCACCACAGCTACCACCTGGCATGATACCTGGAGCACCAATTCAAGGACCTGCACCACAAGTTGGAGCAAATCCAGCAGCTGCTTTACAAGGATTGCCGCCTGAAATATTACAAGCATTATTGGCTGCACAACAATAGATTTACAGTAATGTAATAAACTATCTATATAATAGATAGATACACGGAACAACCAATTAGAAGGATGAGGATTCCAAATGAGTAATGAAGAAATAAATATTGCTAGTACAATTGACGACGAAACTAACCCCATTGCAAGTGGACAAGTTGGAGAAGAGGTTGAGGTACAAGCAGAAACTCCAGAACAAGAACAAGAATTATTCGACTATACAGAGATTGCCGACAAGGTCATCAAGCTCCAAGTAGATGGCGAAGAAGTAGTAGTTCCAGTAAAGGAGGCTCTAGCTGGGTATCAGCGTCAGGCGGATTATACCCGCAAGACACAAGAGCTCAGTGAGCAAAGAAAGCAAGTCCAGTACGCTAGTGCACTCCAGGAAGCCCTGCAAAGTGACCCAGCTGCTACCTTGCAGTTGTTGAATCAGCAATACGGTGTAGCTACCCAACCTCAAGAGGAAGAGTGGTTAGACCCAGCTGAACAGCAACTTCGACAGTTAGAGCAGCGCATTGCAGCTTTCGAGCAATCAAAAGCTATGGATGAGTTGACTAGAACTATCGATACATTGCAGAGCAAGTATGGTGAAGATTTTGATGCAGATGAAGTTGTAGCAAAAGCTTTAGCAACGGGTTCAACCGATTTAGAATCAATCTTTAAACAGATTACTTTTGATAAGGTTTACTCTAAGGCTTCGGAAGCTACTAAAAAGCTTTCAGAAGAACAGGCTAGGCTTCAGTCTAAGCGTTCAGCGGCAATAGTCTCTGGCGGCACTGCAGCAAAATCACCAGTCACCACACAAACTGCACAACCTAAATCAGTTTTCGAAGCATTTGAAAATGCTAAGAGAGCACTAAACCTCTAAACAAACAGGAGATATTAAAATGGCCGGAAATCCCGACTTTAATGCACTGTTGTCTACTACGCTGCAAAATTATCAGCCGACGTTGGTCGACAACATTTTCAAGGACCTTGTCCTTCTTAACCACCTCAACAGCAAGGGCAGAGTCCAAGTTGAAGAGGGTGGTACCTCAATCGTAGAGCCATTGATGTACGCAGTCAACAACACTGTTGGTTCGTACTCAGGGTATGATGCGATTGACCTCACCCCACAAGACGGAATCACAGCTGCTGAGTACCAGTGGAAGCAGATGGCTGCTTCTATCGCAATCAGCGGTATCGAAGAATCCAAGAACCGTGGCACCGAGGCAATCATCAAGCTTTTGAATGCAAAGATTATGCAGGCAGAAGAGTCACTCAAGTCAAGCCTTAACACCATGCTTTACAGCGATGGTACTGGCAACGGTAGCAAAGACTTTAACGGTCTTGGCAACATCGTAGCAACTGTGAATAACACGGTTGGTGGCATTGATGCATCGAGCAACACTTGGTGGAACCCATACCAGGACACATCATCTGCAACCTTGTCACAAGCTGACATGGGTAATGTTTACAACCAGATATCAAAGGGCAGCGATGTTCCTGACTTGATTCTTACAAACACTAACCTGTTTGAAAAGTACGAGTCATTGTTGACAGCAAACGTGCGTTACCAAGACGTTGCAAAAGCAAATGCTGGTTTCCAGAACTTGATGTTCAAGCAAACACCACTTGTGTTTGACCTTGCCATAGCAGCTGATGCAACTTCAGCACCAATGTACTTCCTTAACAGCAAGTACCTCAAGTTGACCGGCATGAACGGCCACTGGTTCAATACCACCGACTTCCAAAACGGAACTGTAGCAGGCGTTGACGCCCGTTACGCTCTCGTAATGGCTTATGGTGAATTGACCTGTTCAAACCGTGCACGTCAAGGCTACTTGTTAGCTGACGCTTAATAAGCAAAAGATGTAGTTGGTACTGGGAGTTGAAAGGTTGCCATCCTTCGGGTGACTCTCCCAGTGCCAGCTATTTAATAAAAAAAACAAACAAACAACAATTTCAATCAACATGATTGATTAGAGAGAATAGGTAATAATCATGGCAACAACAAATAAATTCATAGTTCCAAGAGTAGTAACACTTCCATCGGACGTATCAGTAGCAGCAACAAACACCCCAATAACAGGCTTGTCCTTTTATGTAGCAGCTGGAGAAACCTACAAGTTTAAGTTTATTGTATCTTACACTTGTGGTGCAACAACTGCGGGTTCAGCTTGGGCCGTTAACGGTCCTGCAGCAACTCAAATTGCTTACCAGGTAACTCAAGCTACATCAGCTTCATCAACTTTGGTAACAACTTCAGTTGGTGTAATTGGTGCAGCATCAAGCCCAGGTACTGGTAATGCGTTAGCAACAGCTGGAAACATTGCAATTCTTGAGGGTGTAGTTACACCTTCAGCAGATGGTACTTTGATTGTTAACGGTATCAAAGATGCAGACAGCACAATTACAGTTAACGCACTTTACTCATCTTGTGAGTGGAGTCGCATTGACTGGCCAGCACAGCCATAATTTAGCTGACTAGGGTGTGCCGCCAGGGGTGTATTCCTCTGGCGGCATATCTTTAATAACACTAAGTAATTGAAAGAGAATAATATGAAAAAAAAGAAAAAGAATACAAATTATTCCCAAATGCTTTCCTCTAAAAAAGGAAGTATGCAAGAAGTTTCTGGTCGCAAAAAAGAAGCAAGACCAAAAAAAACTGATAAATAAATAAATATTTTACGAGGGAGTAATAATGACAAAAGAATTCGCATATAAAATACACACACCAGTAGGAGCCGAGAGATACGGCAACATGCCTGGTATTGAACCAGCAAATATTATGGTAGGTTTTGTTAATGCAACTGTAGAACTAGCTCCACCATCTGGTGTTGAGTATGTTCCACCAATTCCAACTTGCATACATGTTAATCCAAAAACAGAAATGCGTTGTAGAGCTCCGCAAGCAAAGAAGACTGAATATTGCATTGGTCATTTAAATCAACAAGCTAAGAAGTCTAAAGAATAGGATTATTAAATGGCTATACCTTTTCAAAATGCAAACCTAACACTTGCACAGATGCGCAGTTTTGTTGCGCAATTATCTGACTTAGAAATCGGTACAACTGAAAACGTTGATATTCAACTTGACTTGATTAACGGTTTTATTAAAGAAGGTTTTCAAAAAGTTGTAGCCCTCAGTGTTCGTTGGCCGTATTATCAAACAACTTATGGTATTGCTGTTCTTGAAGATGTTAGAGCTTACATAGGTTTTACTCAACTCCAACCAACTCCAATTGGTAGTCAATCAAAAGCTATTACTGATATAGCTCAGATAATATCTGTAGTAAATAGTGACTCAGCATATTCTGGAAATGCATTAATATACATTGACCAAGCTAGAGCAGAATCTCTTTGGGTTGGAACTAATGACCAGCCAGGCCCTCCAGCATATTATTCTGTTTGGGCTAACCAATTAAACATTTGGCCACTACCTGATAATAACTATTCATTTACTATTAGAGGATATCGCAACCCATCACTGGCTTGGTTGTCTGATGATAACGCAGCAATTGACATTTCGCCGCAACTACAACTTCCTTTAGTTAATTATGTTATGGCTCGTGTGTTTCAGTATCAAGAAGATAATGAGATGGCTAACGCATACATGCGTAACTTTGAACAAGGTATAGCTGTATTAGAAAATAATCTTACTGCTCCAAATAGCAATCGTCAACTAATCATGAGTGGTGGCTTAGTCCTCAATGGACCACAGAACTCCGCATACGGTTGGTCAGATGGTCCAGGAATTCAAGTGATGCCAGGTAGCCCTAACCCTATAGCATTTGGTTGGTAATCAAATGGCACAAATTCTTTTTGACCAACTAAGAGACTTTACTGGTGGCGTTAACTTTCGTGCTGACCAATTTCAATTAGCAGGAAACGAATCACCATTTATATTAAATCTTGACGTTGACCCACGTGGTGGTATCTTCTCACGTGCCGGCTATAAAAAGAAAAACACAACTGCTGTATCGGGAACTTGGAATCCAAAAGGCTTATTTAACTATAAGCATTCTACAATTCCATCAATCATGCTTACTACTGGACTTACCGATGGCGCTACTCCATCAAATGGAAGAGTATATTATTCAACTGGAAATAACTTTACTACACTAAACACTAGCTCAATTGCAGCTATGAATGTTTTATCAACAAATGGCGCAAGCATGACACAGTGGCAAGATACGCTATATATGGCCGTTGGTAAAGACTCATCCAATATGTATAAGTGGATACAGGGTGATACATACGTAACTTCCCTAACTGCATCAAGCCCAACATGGCAGCCATATCAGATACCAGTTGGTGGTTATATGCCTCGCGCAGAACTAACAATTGCTCATGCTAATAAATTATTCGTAGCTAATACAAAAGAATATAATAATGATGCTACTCCAGCATTGGTTGATTATCCAAATAGAGTTCGTTGGTCACACGAAAACTCTCCAGAGAACTGGTATCAACAAGACTACATAGATATTATTGCAGGTGGAGAAGGTATACGTGGGCTTGTAGTAGTTGATGGTCAGCTGTTAATCTTTAAACCTAAAGCTATTTATTTGCTTATGGGCTATGACGCGGACTCATTCCAGTTAGTAGAGCTTACAACTGTATTGGGCATTGATTATCCTCAGCAAGTTGTTGCTGGCAATGGTGGAGCATACTTCTTTGACTATCCTGGTGGCTTGTTCTTTTATGACCGCAATGGAATTCAATCTTTGTTTGACCGCCTAAAACCAATTATTGATACCAATAGAATAAATGCTAATAGACTATTTGATATAACTTTATCTTTTATTAATGATAGAGTGTGGATGTCAGCACCGTTTGACTTATATGATGTTGGTTCAAATCCTGATTATCCTAATATGAATTTTATATTTGACCCATCAATTGGTAGACAAGGTGCATTTACTTTATATCAATCTGCAACATATGCAAATGCTGCAACACCTTCTGCTATACTAGGATATGGTTTAGTATCTGGTTGTGACTGGCAAGATAGCAATGATGAAGTTTGGCACTTAATGGTCATGCCTGATGAAAACTTTGCTCATGTTATGTATGTAGATGAATTTGATTATTCAGCAAACATTCCTACCAATGTTACTGATGATATTTTAGAAGGTGATGATTTAGGAGACTTTGAAACTTATTATAAAACATCATGGTTCTATGATGATAGATATGTACAGGATAAAACATTTGTTAATAGCCTGTATGTTGTTAAGGCTGTAACTGACCCAACGCAAATAAAAGTTAATGTGTATCATAATTTTAATACAAAAAATTTAATAACAAACCATACCATATTCCTTGACCCAGTTATCTCAGGTGGAATATATTCTCAAGACCAATCTGGTGGAGTTTATGGAACTGCAGTTTATGGAGAAAATGTTCTTAAAGAAGGCATTCAAGTTGGCGGAAGACTTAAAAGAGCAAAAGCGGTTCAACTAGAATTTGTTGGACCAACCGGAGAAATCTCATCTACCACCGGTCGTGAGTGGGGATTAAATTCAATAGCATTTAAATACAAGAGAAGACAAATTAGGAGTAATAGCTAATGGCACAATTAACCATACCTCATACATTTAGTACGGGTGACACAATTTCTGCAATAGAAAATAACGAAAACAATACAGCAATAAAAACATTTGCTGAACTATTATCAGCTGGAGCAAACTTTGATGCTGGCGCAATCGGCACAGAGGATATTGCAAACTCTGCTATAACAGAAGCCAAGATAGCTACAGCAGCAGTAACAACTTCTAAGCTTGGTCCATCACTTGTTCTGACTACACCTAATATTGGTGCAGCTACAGCAACATCTTTATATTCAACTAATGCTGTTGTTGACCATCCCACAACAAACGTAAGAACAACTAACTATACTCTTGTACTAGGTGATGATGGTATCGTGGTTGAAACAAACTCAACTTCAGCAATTATTATAACCGTTCCTTTAGACTCAACAACTAACTTTCCAATTGGAAGTAAAATAACAATTATCCGTGCTAACTCTGGTGCTGCATCTGTAGCTGGAGCATCAGGCGTAACTGTCAATGCAACGCCAGGACTTGTTTTACGTGCACAGTGGTCAGCAGCTACACTTCTTAAACGAGCAGCAAATAGTTGGCTTCTCATGGGAGACTTGAGTAGCTAATGCGTTTTGTTGCTATATCTAGCGCTGGTATACCAGACGCTCCAACAATTGGTACTGCTGTAGGTGGAAACGCTGGAGCTACAGTTAGCTTTACGCCATCAGTTTATAAAGGCAAAAGTGGTGTAGTAACCTATGAAGTAACCTCTAACCCAAGCGGTTTAAGCTTTTCAGGCGCTACAAGTCCTATTACTCTTGGACTTACAAACGGAACATCATATACCTTTACCGTAAAAGCAGTAACTAACTATGGTGTTTCATCTTTGCCTTCTGCATCATCAAACTCAGTTACACCAGCTGCTCCTCCAGTGCCACCACCTGGTCCACCACCACCTCCACCACCACCACCTTGTTCATGTGTAACGCCAGGAGCTAGCGGTCCGCCATGTACTCGTGTTTTCCCAAATACTTGCGATGGTCAAGTAACTTATGAATATTATGATTGCGGATGCGCCCAAACGTGTCCTGGAACCGGTGGATACAACGGAGCATACATTATTGGTTCATGTGGTTATACTGGACCTCCAGGTTGTGGAACTTGTGGCTCTGGCGGTTGCTTTAGTAATGGTTGCGGTGGCACTGTGTGCTATGACGGATGCGGCGAATGCAGCAACTCTGGTTGTGCAGCACCACCACCACCATCATGTCCAGATTGTCCTGGTGTAGGACCATGTTGTGCTCCATTGGCTTGTGTTTATAGTGAAGTTAAACAAAGCAATGTTTGTGGTTAATAATTACCGTGGTATAATAGTAAAAGTATTTAAAGTGGAGATTTAAAAAATGAGTGATATAAATAACAATACAGCTTGGGAACCATTGGTTCCAGTT